GGATCTTTTGCAGAAGATGATGAAGCAGGTACTACATTTACATTATTAAAAGACGTAGTAATAAATTTAGAAAAGGAATTTAATGCCGAGACGGAAGAAAAAAAGTAATAGATATTGGACAAAGATAACAGAATATGCTGTTGCATCATATAATCGATGTAACGATAAGCAAATTCTTAAAGAACGAATATATCGTAGATTTATATTTCCAGCTTTTATTAAATTAACAGAAAACTTAATTAATAAAATGAAACCAGAATATATAGATTCTTCATTTACAGACTTACAAAACGATTTAGTTACGTATTTAACTATGAGATTAGATAAATTTAATCCAAATGCTGGTAAAGCATATTCGTATTACACTAGAACTGCTTTTAATTATTTAATAGCTGAAAATCAAAAGGGATATTCTAAATTAAAAAAGACTACAGAACCAATAAATATTGACGAACAACGTAATGTTCAAATAGAAATACATAATAATGAAATGAAGGACACATTACGACACTTCATGGATGCATATGTACAATATTGTTATGATAATTTAAATTTTATTTTTACAAACGAATCAGATATACATGTTGCTGATTCAATATTGCATATATTTGAAAATCGTCAAAATATAGAACAATATAATAAAAAAGCATTATATGTATTTATTAGAGAGCGTACAGGATTACAAACTAACAATATTACAAGGGTAATTAAAGTCTTAAAAAAATTATACGTAGAAAAGTTTGAAGAATATGAACGTACAGAATACGTGAATTTACCCTTTTGATATTTATTATTAAAAGGATCCATTATGGATATTAAAGATCATTTATTTAAAGGTACTAGTTTTTCTGATTTAATGTCAGACGTCTATCATAATTCAAAAAAGAAAGATAGACAAATAAATCAGTTAATATCACAATTACAACCACTTATACGAACAGCGTCTGATGCTACTATAATTGTTCCTTTAATTAAAGAATATTTAGATGTTGCTGTTAAAAATGATGATCATTTAGTTAAATTAACTGCTATTACACAACGATATATATCTACTACTCAAACTATAAGTGGCGAATCTTCTTTATTAAGTGATGAAGAAAAAAAACAATTATTAGATATGGCATCTAAAGATTTTGAAGAAGAATTAACAGAAGAAATTGAAAAACTAGATAATGAAGAAAAAGAATTACAAGAAAAAATTTCAAACGTAAAAGAATCATTGGAGAAAAATAATGATAACTGAGAATTCAGTAGAATTTGAGTTAGCTGAAGTATTAGAAACGTATAATAAAACATACCAATGGATTCCAACAGATGCTTCGCAAAAAATTGACAAATCAACAACAGATGATTTATTTAGTATACGAGTTAGAACATATAATGAAGAAGAAGGTCGGCCTTTTTTAGCAAGACCTTGTAATTCTAATATTAAACAAATTCCATTAGTTGGGGAACACGTTTTAGTTTTTAGAGCAATTAATCAAGAATCTACAACTGATAAAAGAAGAGGCCAATGGTATTATTTTCCTGCTATATCAATACAATCTGCAGTTAATAATAATTCACTTCCTGGTATTGCTAGAAATAGAGGTAATGATGTTAATGAAGTTCCACAAAATATTGCAGAAAAACCATTAGGCGAAACATTTGAAGAACAAGTTGTATCACCACTACAACCATATGAAGGAGATATTTTAATTGAAGGTAGATTTGGAAATAGTATACGATTAGGAAGTACCATACAAGATGCATCTAATTCATCAAGATATACAATATCACCGAGTTGGAATGGTAATTTAAATTCAGATCCAATTATTATATTGGCAAATGGCCAAGTAAACAAAAAAATAAAGAATTTGTAGTCGAATCATTTGATACAGATCAAGCTTCTTTATATTTAACTTCAACACAACAAGTTTCTGACGCTGGTATTAATTTAGAATTAAATAAACATACTTCTATATCTGAATTTGATACTTCTCAATTAATTGGATCTGCAAATAGAATTGTATTATCTGCTAAAACAGATTCTATTATATTAAATGGATCTAAAAGAATATCATTAATTTCAAGAGAAGGTACTAGATTAGGTAAAGATGATGCTAGTAATCCTATAGTAAAAGGAAAAGAATTAAAAGAAATTTTAGCAGATTTAATAAATGCTATATTAGCAGGTGTAATATATGAACCAGCTGGAATAACATCTACACCTAAACAAAAGCAAAAATTATTAGATATACGAGCTAAACTAAATAATATAAACAGTAAAAATCATTTTTTAGATATATAATATGTTAACACCACCATTAAATAAAATACCAATTATACCAAATCAATTAACGGGTATATTAGACAAACAAATTACAAAATATTTAGATCAAATATTATTACAAGTAACAACAGCTGTTTCTGAAGCAATTGCATTACCAGATGATATTAAATGTGATGATCCTAGAATAGACGCACTTAGAAAAAGAATTGAAGCTGTTAACGAATTAATTCAAAAATTACAAGAAATTATACCAATTATTGATAAGATAACAGGTGGACTAAATACTATTATTGGAATAGCAAATTCAATAAAAGCATTACAGTTATTAAATCCAGTAACAGCTCCATTAGTATTAATACCTGAATTAATATTAGCCCAAAATTTAACTATAGCAAACGCAAATACAGCTGTTAAAGAATTAATAACTACTCTAGCACCTAAAATAAATGCTAGTTTACAAGACGCAGTTGCTAGTTTAGTTCCTGTAGCTAATATTATAAGTCAAACATGTAATGAAGATGCGTCTTCATTATCAGGTACTCAAAATTTACAAAATGCAATTAATGATTTAGATTATGGAGATACTATACCAGGATATCCAGGAGGCAGATGGATATTAATATCTGGATCAGGCGTTCAGGGATCACCAACTAGTGTTCCTCCAAATCCTAGTAGTCCATTTAACGATGGCGATGGAACATGGTTATATTCGGGTATAGGATATGATAATCCGAATGGTATTAGCTGGGGATCAGAACAAAGTAGAAACGAAGATGCTACAATTGGTACTGAATTTTATACTGAACAAAATGTTTCAATTGATGATATGAAACAACAACTAGCATCAATAACACAATTAGTATCATCACAACAAGATTTATTAACATCGTTACAAGAAGCACCTGCTCAATCATTTAATGGAACAACCCCTCCAACTAATGATTTAGGTAAAATTGGAGACTATTATGTCGACACTGCTAATAAAAAAATATACGGACCTAAAATAAATACTGGCTGGCCAACGCCCGTAAATTATTAATGTTAATATTTATAAAAAAAGAAGAAAAATTATGGAACAAAAATTTATTACAATATTACGTAAAGTTATAAGAGAAGAATTAAAAACGGTTATAAAAAGCGAATTAACTGAAATTTTGTCAGAAGGATTAAAAACTACAGTTAATGAGATAAAAAATAACAATATAAATAAATCAAAATCGTCTCATAAAATAAATTCTAAAAATACATTTAAAGAAAATAAATTTGCAAATATTTTAAATGAAACTGAAAAATTAGTAGAAAGTAGAACATCAGCTGATTATGCAGATTTAATGAATGAAGATATTGTCATGACTTCTAAAAATGCACAAGGATTTGGAATGCAAAGAAATATGAGTCAGGTAGCTACAATAGCAGATCCTGAGTCAGGACGACAAATGCAAGTTGATCCTAGTATACAAAAGGCAATGACAAGAGACTATTCTGCGTTAATGAAAGCAATAGATAGTAAGAAAGTAAGATAATAAATGGGATACAAAGTTCTTCCTATAAACGATATAAACTTAACTCCAAATGTTGCAATTGGTGTAAAATTTCCTTTTGACGGAAAAGGAATATTTCAAAAATCATTTACAACCGATGAACAAGCATCTACTAATATAAAAAGTTTATTACTAACTAGAAAAGGAGAACGATTTGAACAACCAAACTTTGGTACTGATTTATTAAATGCATTATTTGAACCAAATACGTCTGAATTAAAAACGTTTATTGAAGAAACAATAACAACTGCAGTTGCTTTTTGGTTACCATATATTGAAATAGTTGATTTAGATATTGCAACACAAGAAGATGATCCATTACTAATACATAAAATTCAAATTAAAATAACATTTTCAGTAACAGGTACAGGATCAGAACAAGTAATAACAATATTTGCAGGAGAAGATGGAATAGTAACTATTGAATAAGGTAAATTATGGAGATAAAAAAAGATATATCATACTTAGGAAAAGATTTTGGTCAATTTAGAAAAAATTTAATAGATTTTACAAAACAATATTTTCCAAATGATTATACAGATTTCAATGAATCATCTCCTGGTATGTTATTTATGGAAATGGCATCTTATGTTGGTGATGTATTAAGTTATTATTCTGATAATAATTTAAAAGAATCATTATTAGAACAAGCTGCGGAAAGAAAAAATATATATGACTTAGCAAAAACATTAGGATATCATGCTAGAAATGTTATTCCGTCATATACTACATTAGACGTATTTCAATTAGTACCAGCAATCGGATCAGGAGTTAATAATCGTCCAGATTATACATTTGCATTAAGTATAAAGTCTGGACTTCGTGGTAAACAAAATAATGGACCTACACAATTTAGAACATTACAAGATGTAGATTTTAC